CACTGGACGCCCTCGAGCATGAAGGTGATCTCAATGCTACTCTTGGACGCCGCTCGAACGCCGCTGCGCTTTCCACCCATTCCGCATACCCATCCACACTTATTAGAGGTTTATTGTCCGGCGCATGCCTCCACACCAGCCCCTTGGGCCATGTGCCGTCAGCGATCTTTGCTCGAATCGCGGCCTCAGTGTAGCCACTTTCAATGGCGAACTGGCTGATCGTCTTGTATTTGACCATCTCAACCCTCCTTGCTCATGGCTGCGTCAACCTGTGCGTTAGTCCAGTGCCCATTCTTGACGTCGAGTAAAGTGGCTGGCGTTTGGCGTGCTCAAGATCTTCACGCAACCCCTCGACCTCAGCATCTCGACTCGCCGCCCCGTCCCTGAACCCGTCAGCCGCAGCAGTGGTCATGTCGACGGCGGTGAAGCCCGGAGTCGGTCCGCCCCGAAGATGCTCAATCATCTGCGCCTGCTGGGCGATGGTGGCTTGGGCTGCGATCAGGTCGCCGTTGTTGTGGAGGGCCTGAATGAGCGGGTGGCGTTGTGGGGATTCGCGGGAGGCCTGCCAGCAACGTAGATATTGATCTCGGTTGCGCGCCGAGCTTGCGCTGCCGGCATTAATCATTTCCCTCTCAAGCGGGAACATGCCGAAATACCAAACATCGAACTCTTCGCTCATAAACGCCTCCAGTTCGCAGCCGACACCCGAGCCCATCGCTCTGTGGTGACGATGATGAAATTGCGAATACCCGTCAGGACCTTGTGCATTTCGCCGTCGAACTCGACGAAGCTGTCCTTCTTGCCGATGTCGGGGACGCGGTCGATGGTGTCGAGCAGCTTGCCGGGGCCGCCGTCAGGATGTTGCTCATGGATGTCATACTGCATGGCGTTCCACCTCAATACGTTTCTGGATGCCCGCCCGGTAGCCTTCTGGCCTCATCGCGGCAGTGCGTTCAATGTTGGCGATGACCCGCTCGACGCCGCCGAATATCGGGTCTACTTGGCGCCCGGCCTCGATCAACTGATCAGCCAGATTCCAGCCTTCTCTTTCTTCAATGCGAGACATAACGGCTCCGGGCCGCTACATGCGGCAGAGTTGAGTAGTCAATTAGGGGTTTACAACGGAGGGGTCAGCGGCAGTACACGTAGTAGAACCAGGCGAGGGCGATCATGAGGTCACCTTGATATCGACTTCGTCATGAATCCACTCGATGTCGAGCAGGTCCCCTTCATCGATTTGCGCACCGCGCAAATCATCACTGGCCAGCAGTCCCTCAACGTCATCATCGGACGCATCCTCGATAACCTTGCAGAAGTTCACGACTGCTTTCCCAGTCAGCACGATTGTTTTTCTCATGCCATCACCCACTTGAACGCAAAGGACATCGGCAGCCAGCAGAAGATCAGGCGGAATAACATGGCTTTAGGGATCATCGATTCATCTCCTTGACCTTGTCGAGGCAGGCGTTCCAGCCGTCGGCTCTGGCATCGGTGTGTGAAAGCCCTTGATGCTCGTATTGCCTACGTTCAGGCAGCGCCACTAATCCGGCAACAGGATCAACCACACCTTTCATGACCGCGTAATCATTGCCAATATTTTTCAGTGCGTAGGACGCAATCGCTCCAGTGCAGAGGATACGAGTACGCCCGTTTTCAGTGTCGAAGTGCTTGCCTTCGGCATAGAATTTCAGCGCTTCCTCTGGCGTCCAATCGAACTTATCGCAAGCCTCAACGAAGTAATCAGGAATTGACGCGACAGCTACCGGCGCGGGCGGCGAGGCTGGCATGTCATTGCCGTGCGCGCCGCAAATTTCCGACATGTTGCGCAATGAATCTAAAAGCTCTTCCTTGCTTGGATTACACCCGATGTCATGGCCTATGGCGTCCCACGCTTCAAGAATTGTGATTACACCGGATCGGATGCCAGCAAAGTGGAGTTTAACCGCATCCTCTTTTCCTATCGGATAACCAAGCCCGTTTGCTATCAACTCTTCCTCAGATGGCATCGTTTGGCGCTCGACGACTGGGGCGGCGAGGATTGCTTCTGCGTCTGCGATCATCTCTCGCAACGACGCCAATACATGAGGGCGGTAATCTTCTCCGAACGATCTGACGCGCTCGTCAACTTCAAGCCTTGCAGAGTCAAGCAGATCGTTAAGCAGCTCTCGCGACATGGTTACGGTTTTATCGTTGGTCATGGCTTTTGTCCTCGCGCTCGATAACTACGCCGTCTTTGCCGTAGAACAGATCCGAAACAAACTCGGGATGCTTGAATAGGACATTGCAGTCACAGAGCATGCGATGGGTATTCCAACTGCAATTGTTGTGATGGTATTCAGGCTCAACAGACTCCGTGATCTGCCATCCGCGCGGGAAGTCGACGCTCATGACTTGGCCTCTTCGGGTTTGGTGAGGGCGGTGTATTCACGAAACTTGGACACCCTCAAAAAACCACCATCAGTTCTGAATTGCTCCGGATCAAGGCCAAGGCCCTTTAATGCGCAATCTATGTCATCGCACTCGCGTCGCAGTTGGTCTTTGGCTTGGTCGCGTTGACGCTGCATGGCGTTCAGCACCGCCGACCTATCCAACAATTCGGATGTCAGCTCCCCATTCCGCCGCTCGGCGTCCGCAAGGCGCTGCTGAAGGTCGTCACGCTCAGTTACTTTGCAGTCGTGGTGAATACGCCATGTTGAGATATCAGAACGCGCCACTGCCAGCTCTTCCCGCAACGCAGCCAACTCTTCCTGCTGTGTGTCTATCTGCTCGGCACAGCGTGCGAGCTGTAATCGCTGAGCGGTCAGTTCGGATTGGGCGGCGGCGTAGTCATCCGCACCGACGTAAGTACCGTCTACCATTACATCCATTCCGCCGCCGTACTCTGCTATGTCGTATCGCTTAACTTCACTCACGGCAATCTCCAATCTGCTGTGCCCGGTGGGGCGGTTAATGTTGGGCGCGCTGAGCACGCAGATGGTTGTGGAATGTCGAGCGGTGGAAGCCAATACGCTTTTCAACGTCAAGCCACGGCGACCCTTGAGCCCGCATGTCCAGCGCCAAGGCCATGTAGTCCTCCGTGAGCTGCTTTGGCCTACCCTTGTTCCCGAGCACGACCCCGGCCTCGTTCAGATACCGCACGACAGTGGAGTACGAGCACCCAGCCGCATCAGCAATCTCCTCGGCGCAATGCCCGGCTGCATTCATCGTGAAAATCAGCCCGATCGAGTCAGGCGATAACTTGGCTGTCATGGCTCATTCCTCTGTGCGTGTTCCCGTTGACGGGCCTTGCTGCATTTGTCGTGGTTGCCTTGGCTGCGCGGGCGCTTGCAGATTTCACATCCGAAATGCAATTCCATGTAGCCAGCCTTGAGCTTTCCTTTGGATGACATAGGGCCTCCCAGAAGGGTGAGGTATTCGACCAGGTTGGGTTACTGCTGCTTGGCGAAGAAGGCCGGATGAGGCCCTGCCTTACGTTTCGGATAGTCGATGGCGAACTTGATCAGGATTCGGTTGAATGTTTTGAACGTGATGCCGCACTGCCCCATAGCCTGGTTGCGCGAAAGCCCGACTTCCTTGAAGGCTTTGATGCGCTCGGCGATCTTTTCATCATGGGATTCATCGATCATGCCTCGGTTGCTGCTCCATCCGTTTCTGTAGCCTGCCGGTTGGAAGCTGAACCCGTGCTCTTTCGACATGGTGAACAGCACTTTGCGTGATATGCCAGTTCGATCCATCGTCTGCGCATAGCTCATTGTCTCGGCCAGCTTTCTGACCTGTTCAACGAGTACAGCCCGCGCCTTGGCAGCCGTGGTCAGTCGTTCCTCGCGCTCGATTTCCCGCTGAGTGATCTTGTCCATGTAGGGCGAATCCGCCGCTACCCGTATAACCGGCTTGGCCTTCACCGTCGGCGGAGGCTCATGACGTACTGGCGGAGGAACAAAGCTCGGCCCCTGCAACACCTCAATAGTCCCTCCTTTGTTCAAGAAGGCCTCCATTTGCAGGGCCAGTGCATGGCGGTCAGGGTCGAGTGCCTTGACCATGTTCAGATTGGTGCTGATGTATGCGCTCATGCTGCTTTACTCCGCAGTTTCTCCTCATACCCATCAACCAGCAGCTTGAATTGCCACAGGTCTTCTTCAAGCTTTTCGATGTAGTCGTCATCGCGCTTGAACTCTTGCAGCCAGAGCTGGCGGCCGACCGGCTTGAGCAGCGGGCAGTACATCCCGATGTGCCACCACTTACGGCCGGTGATCCACATGCAGCCCTGCACCTGGTCGACGATCCCGCTGGCATCGTTGTCGATGTGGAACGAGCGCAGCTTTTCCGGCGCAAGGAAGCACTTGTACTCGGAGCCGCCGTCCTCGCCGATAAACCCGTCAGCGCTGGCCCCGAAGGCACCGTCGTCGGTCTTGACCAAGCCGACCTGCGTAACGATCAGCCCTGTTTGGATTTCGTGCTCCATGCGGGCCTCAGGCTCCAGCTCATGACCGCGGCGCATCTGCCAAGTCTCGAACCCATTGTCGAGCGGCTTCCCGCCGATCCGCTCAACTGCCAACTGGAAGGCGTAGTCGAGGGCGGCCGATGAAGGCTCGCCGACGGTCTCGCCATCGAGTGCGCGCTGAACGACTTCGGCTTTCGGCCCGGCTTTGTATCCTGCCAGATCGCGGGATTTCGCTTCGCCGTGGCCAGCCAGCATTGCTTCCACATAGGTGCGCTGCTGGACGGTGAGCCCGTTCACTTTGGAGCGGGCGGTGGTGAACATGCTGGCCGTGATGCAGCCAGCGCGCTCCTGGAGCCAGATGTCTGACCCCTGCGTGCAATTGATCTGGATCATTCTGCAACCTCCTCGAACTCGACCGTATCGTCAGTGCCAGTCATGCGATCTGACTCGACTTCAGGCTCAGGCTTTGCGGCATCCGCCTTTAGAGTTACGCCTCTGGCGCCGACGGCGACCTTGAACGCCTCGTAGGACGTCATGTCCTTAACTTCGTTGATGGCTGAAACGCCGGTCTTCCATACTTCGGTGAGCGCTTCAGGCGTTGCCGCTGCATTGGCCTGGGCGATCCAGTGGGCGGCGAGTTCTGGATCATGCGGAGCCGGTCCGGGCTTTTGATTGCTGGTCTGAGGCCCTTCCTGCGGCCGCAGTTCTTCCGGCAGGTCTTCAATGTCCTGCGTGAAGATGTCCGAGGCAGCGGTGACGTTCAGCGTCATGGCGATCATGGCGCGCTTGCAGGCCATCTTGAGGATGGTGTTAGCCAGGTCGGCGGGCTCGGTGCGGATCTGGTCGGCGGTGTTGCCGTTCTTGTAATACTTCTTCCGACGCAGGTTCTCCGGGGTGGCATCCAATTCGGCTTTACACGCCGCGCCGCGCCATTTGTATTTCTCTTCGCCTGACGAGCACTCACCAACCCCTTCGCCGAGCGCAATGCCGGAAATTTGGTGGCGGCCAACACAAGTGACCCGGTAGCGCGCCACGCCCTCGGTAGACAGGTCTTCAATCTCGTATTCCTGTGCCACGCGGAAGGTGACGCAGAGCACTTCGGCGCCAGGCTTGTACAGTGTCGGCTTCGGCGTGCCGGGGATGGTGCCGTAGTGAGTCTCACGCTTCATGATGCCCTGCATCACTTCCTGCACCAGGTTCACACGCTGGCGGATCTCTACAGCCGAAAACCGGTGAGTCTCGGCAGCGGTGAGGCCCGAGGCCTCACGCGCTGGCATCTGGATGATTTCGTTCATGGCGACCTCTAGTAAGTGATTGCGACGGCTGGGATCTTGCGTTGGGCGATCAAGGTGACCGCTTGCTTCGCGCACTCTTCTGGCATACCGCCGGCAATGAAGGCGTCCAGCGCGGCGCGGTTGATTCTGGCCTTGTGGGCTTTGTCAGCTTCGCGGGCATCGGCCTGGCGTTTCACTTCGGCGGCTTCGGCTTCTTGGCGGGCAACTTCAGCCAGACGGGCGCGCTCGGCGGCTTCTGTTTGACGGCGCTCGGAATCAAGGCGCTCTTGCTCGGCACGCTGTTCGGCGGCAATGCGGTTGGCTTCGGCCTGCGCTGCTGCTGTGCGGGCCTGTTCGGCTTGCAGTTCCAATTGCAGGTGCTGGTGTTCGGCTGCTGCGGCTGCGTCCCGTGCGGCTTGCTCAGTTGCACGTTGTGCGGCGGCGGCCTGATCCAGCAGTTCCTGTTCACGCCGTGCTGCTGCATCGCGTTCGGCTTGAGCACGCCGATCTGCTTCTATGCGGGCCTGCTCGGCGGCTACACGGGCAATCTCTGCCTCGCGGTCACGCTGGGCCTGTGCTTCGGCTTCGGCTCGCAAGCGGACCAGTTCGGCCTGTTCAGCTTCGTATTGCTGGCGGGTGGCAAGGGCAGTACGAAGTTTGGTCAGCGTCGATTCCTTAGCACGGGCGGCTTCGGTCTCGAACTCTTCCCAGTGGTCGCCCATCTGCACGGCTTCGACAGAGTTGATGGATTCCAGCAGGACGGCGGCGCTGATGTCGGTCAGGTCGGTGCAGAAGTCGTGAATGGCTTGAACCGCATCAACATGCTTGTCCTTGCGGGCCTGCTGTTCGGCCTCCCAGTCGCTAAGCGGCTTGCGTGTCTCGTCCCGCAACGCATCCATGGCGTCGACGAACTCGCGCAATTCAGCTTCGACCACCTTCGGCATTTCCTTCAGGCGCTTCAGGTACTCGCGGCCGGGCTTCTCGACGGCGACCTTGGACTTGCTGACCTTGGCGGCCAGCGAGGCGATGCGCTCGCGGCCCTTTGCGGTCTTCAGGTCCGGCACCTGGGAGCCGACCTCTTCCTTCACCGCTTGCAGGAACGGCTTCAGGCCGTCCTTCACGTAGATGGCTGGGGCATTGGCTTCGCTGATGTCGTCGATGGTGACGGCAACTTGATTCGCAGACATGGAGAGTTCCTTCCGCCATGCAGGCGGCGAGTGAGTACCGGTTATTGAATAGGGGATGCCAGATCACGCCCGAAGCTGAATATG